TAACATTCCCAAACAATAGAGTTATTGGTATCCATCGTGACATCACCCTCTACCGTCAGTTCCAACCAAAGACTGACACAATTGAGTACACACAGTTTATGCGTGTTGCAAACAACATTGAGAACCTCGCTTCTTATGTTCTTGCAAAGAATGTTAAACTGCGCACTCTTTAATATAAATAATTAATGTAGAAAGGGTGGAGTGTGAGTAATCACCCTCCACCCTCTCTCATGTTATACTGGATATAAGAATCTATAGAATAGGATGGTTTATGGTAAACAGAGATAATGTAGTCACAACTGAAACAGCAGCCCCTCGCAAGAAGGCTCCAGCTAAAAAAGCTGCAGTTAAGAAAGAAGTGAGCCCTGTTGATGGTGATAATGATGGCTTGGTTGATGACGGAAAAGAAACGGAGCGCCCTGTTGAATTGGCGAACATTTCTAGCGATACTGAATCCCTTGTAATTTATTTTGAAAGTGGAATGGGTTATACAACGGGAACAGGAATTAGGTTTACAAGAGAATCCCCAATGAGGGAAGTCTCTTTTGCGGAAGCAAATTTACTTTTAAGACTTTCTAATTTCAGATTAGCTAATGACGAAGAAAAGGAAATGTATTATAATAACTTGGAGGGCTAATTTATGGCAGGGAATCTTTCAGACTATCTAGAGAACGAATTACTTGATCACTTTCTAGGCACAACCGCATATACTATGCCAACCACTGTTTATGTTGCTTTGTACACAGTTGCTCCAGATGATACAGGCGGTGGAACACAGGTAACTGGCGGTTCGTATGCTAGACAGCCTGCAGCTTTTGCTGCTGCATCTAGTGGTGCAACATCCAATAGTGCTAATATTGACTTTACGGGAATGCCTGCGGCTACAACTGTAGCTATTGGTATTTTTGATGCAATTACATCTGGGAACTTACTATTGTGGGGAACCCTTACAACGAACAAAACAACAGATGCTGGGGATACTTTAAGAATCGCAACAGGCGATCTTGACATCAGCATTGACTAGGAGATTAGCATGCTGAGGAGAGAATTTAATGGCGCAGTACTCAGGACAAGTCTTTCTGCTAGTATTAACAATACCGCTTCTTCAATTTCAATTGTTGATGGTTCAACATACCCGACTGGTATCAATCCGTTTGTAGTCGTTTTAGATCGTGGTAATCCATCCGAAGAAAAAATTTTAATTTCTTCAAGAGCATCTAATACACTTACTGTAGCAGAGCGAGGTTATGACGGCACAGTTGCTAATGGTCATATTTCTGGATCATTTGTAGACCATGTTCTTGATGCAGCTGTTATTCAAGATATGAATACAACAACATACGATAACGAAGTTCTTGTTTGGATGGGGGTATAATATGGCTAATTTAACACCAAAAAGTTTTTATATAGGAAGTGGATCAGCTATAGATGCTTACACAACAGCAAATACAGTTGGGAACTATTCAATTATTAAAAACATTAATCTTTGCAACACAACATCCTCTAATGCCGTTTGTAGTATCCATATTCTTGTTGGGGCGGCATCTGCTGCTGCTAATAATAAGGTAGTAAGCAATGTTACTGTATTGGCAAATAATGTTGTGTATTATAATACATCAATCGTTATACCTGCTAATAGTAAAATCTATGTAGATCAAGTTACGGCTAACGCTGTTACATTTACAATTAGCGGTGTAGAATATGCCTAACCTTCAAAATCAATCTCTATCTGAATCTGGTCAAATTGTAACTACTGGTGATACTGGTGTAGTTACAAGCACTATGATTTTAGACGGAACCATTTCTAATACTGATGTTTCAACCTCTGCAGCGATTGATCTTTCAAAACTAGCTTCTGGTTCTTCTGCTCAAGTAATTCTTGCTAATGCTACTGGTGTTGCAACATATGTAACTCCTTCTGGAGATGTTAGCTGGGATAATACAGGTAATGTGCAGATTGTTGCAAATACAATTGTTAACGCTGATATTAATTCTAATGCTGCTATTGCACTGACAAAACTTGCCTCTGGCAGTTCTGCGCAAATTTTATTAGCAAACTCTACTGGAGTTGCTACATATACGGCAGTTTCTGGTGATATCACTATTACAAATGCTGGTGTAACAGCTCTTGCTTCAAACATAACTATTTCTAATAACCTCACAGTTACTGGTGATTTAACTGTTAGTGGAAATACTACTACTCTTAATACTGCCAATCTTAATGTTGAAGATAATTTCATTATGCTTAATTCTGGTGAAACTAGCTCTCCTACTTTAAATGCTGGTATTGAAGTTGAAAGAGGAACTTCTACAAATGTTTTAATTAGTTGGAATGAAACAACAGACAAATGGCAATTCACTAATGATGGTTCAACTTACGACAATATAGCTGGAACTGCTAGTCCAACATTTACAGGAACCATAACTGGAAGCCCTGCTGCTGGTACAACAGCAACTGCCACTAGTGGTATTGGATATATGGGTCTACCACAGAATTCTACTACCACGGGCGCTTATGGTGTTGTTGCAGCCGATGCTGGATTACACATTTATTCTACCGCAACTCGTACAGTAACTATTCCTGCTAATTCCAATGTCGCTATGCCTGTTGGTACAACTCTTGTATTTATTGCTGGCACGGGTGCAACAGTTACTATCTCAATAACATCGGATACACTACTTCTGGCTGGTCTTGGAACAACTGGTTCAAGAACTCTTGCTGCGTTTGGTATGGCAACTGCTGTAAAGATAGCTTCAACAACATGGATAATCAGCGGTAACGGACTAACCTAATGACTGGTGTACTCTCGGGGATGATCGGGAGCATGGAGGGCAGGACCGCCCCAAAAACCGCCCCAACATCATTAAGCGCTATCCCCACCAATACGAGTGTTGCTATTTCGTTTACTCCACCATCAAATGATGGCGGTTCAGCAATAACGAACTATGAATATTCGTTTAACAATTCATCTTGGACTGCATTAAGCCCTGCTGATGCTACTAGCCCTATAACCGTCAGTGGTTTAACACAAAACACTGCATACAGCATCTACTTGAGGGCGGTGAATGTCACTGGTTCTGGTCCTGCTTCCAGTGCTGTTTCATTTACAACAGAAGGTATTCCTACTGGGACGGTGACTATTAGTTCCGTTACTCTTAGCGGTACTACAGCAACTGTCACTTACTCTGCTGCCGCTGGTGGTGGTGCAATAACTGGATATGACTTGTATATTGCAAATAAAACAGATACTTGGAACGAGACAACAGCAAGTCCAATATCTGTTACTGGTTTGACTGCATACCTTACTTTCACTTTCTTTGTAAGATCTAAAAACGCTTACGGATTAGGACCGACATCAGCGGGTGTTGCGGTAACAAGATCTGCTGCTCCTACAGTGACAATAGGCGGAGTAAGCAATGTTACAGAAAGTCGTGGAACTTTTAATGCAACCGTAAGTGCAAACGGTGCAAGTGCAGCAGTTTATTTTCAGTACAATACAGACAATAACTTTGCCGCCTACACTCAGGTAACTGCCAGTACTGGAATATCGTCAACTGCTCAATCTCTTGCTATTTCATATACACAAACTGGATTGTCAATAAACACTACTGTTGATGGTAATGGGCGTACATTTTATGTTCGGTGTGTAGCAGTAAACAGCGTTGGTACTACAACTTCTGGTGTTACTTCATTCCAAACTTGGGGTGTAAGGCAGATTGTTAGTCAAACAACATCAAACTTTACTGTTCCCACTGTCCCTGGTGTAAACCCTGCTCCTATTGTGGAAGTTTTTATGATTGGTGGTGGCGGTGGTGGTTCTTACCTTGGCGGTGGCGGAGGCTCTGGTGGTTATATTACTAGAACCAATGTTGAATTTACTGGTCCTAGTGGTTATATAAATTGGGTGACAGGTGGTGGTGGTGGTCCTGGGAATGGCGGTGCTAACGGTGGTGGTGGTACGGCTAGTCAATTTCATGGCACGAATATTGGTTATCTTGCTGTAGCTGGCGGTGAGGGCGGTATTTATCAAGGCAGAGGAGGCAATGTAGGTGGCGGAGATCACCCTGCGTATACTGGCGGCAGTTCTTACACGAGCAATCCTGGCACAAAAAATGAAACAACCTGGGCTGGTGGTGGAGCAGGTACTGATGGCAATGGCGGTAATGCCAGTTCAGCAGGTATTCCAGGTAATGGTGGTCCTGGGAACGGGTTTTGGGGAACTTCTGGTGGTGGCGGTGGTGCTATCTACGGTTATGGCTCCCACGGCAGCCCAAACAATGTTGGCGCTGGCGGTGATGGTGGTTCATACAATGGAGATGCTGGTGGACGGGCTGCAGCCTCTGGCGCTACGGGTGTTGTGGTTATCAAGTATTATGGACCATAGGAGGAATTATGGAAACAAGAGATTATAACATAAACAACTTAAAAGATCGTAAATTATTTTACATGCTTGACAGTATCACGGATGATTCCGTAAAACTGTTTCGTAGGACACCAGCAGGTGATGAAGAATTTACTTTGTATGACTTGCATCGTATGCCTGATGGAAAACTTCTTATAGCTTTTTATTTTTATTGGGAGTTTCAGAATGTGCATAGTTTTGTTGCTATATGTGGGGATCAGGAAGAGCATGTCAGCACACTGCCTCTTGAGCGTATAATCCCGCATTGGAACCCAACATTGGATTACGAAAACAAAGGTGTTTTTTTGTTTGCTAATTCTAAACCTATTTATCTTGACCCTGGTGATTGGCGTTGCGATAATACTTTTTATGGTTCAGAACGCTACATAACCTCGGATGGGTTCTTGCCTTACAGAGTTCCCAAAACGGGAGAGATTACTGTTTATGAGCCAATCATAAATATAAATGGGGTATCAAACCTAGTATATATAAACACCAGTCAGCAAGAACCTTATAAAAACATGGTTGTCAATGAAGATGTTATTCCTACCTGTACTATAACTTTGTCGGAAATGTTTCGTTTAATAACTGAATGGGCTGCATTAGCTGACGATCCATTTAACAGTACGGAACCAATTTCTTTGGATGCTAAAGAGTTTCTTAGTCAAATAGGATTTGATAGCTCATTGGTAGCAAATCAAGTGGATATGCAGGTTGCTGAATACTTTAAAGGCAGTACTGATGCCCGTAAGCGACCTGCCAATGTTGTTGAAACAAACCAAGAGTTGCTTGATTTTATCAAACAGAAAATAGCTTATATGTCACTTGCGCAATTGTTGTCTTGCTATCCGCAATATACTAATCTTGATGCTGAAATTCAAAGAGATATTGACTCTGCCAATGATGAATTTCAACATCAACTTATAAATATTGGGATTGAAGGAAATTATTCTTTGGATAACTACGAAGATACTTTTGATTTGATTCTTGACGACCATCCTGATGGATCTAAAGTTTATGAATTTAAGTGGGGTGTAATAAGACGAAAAAGAGACTTAGCTTTGTCTTTGATTAATTAGTATTAACTATCACAGTTATCTTAAGAATGACTTTTAAACTATAATCTATATGTGAAAAGAATTAAATTCAGAAAAGGTTCTTGGGTAATTTTGCCCGCACTTATTTTTGTTTGGTTTTTTCCAACACCGTACTCTGTTAAAGCCGATGCGCTTGGTGAGTGGACATTTAGTCAATCACAAAACTGTGGTGGTTACATTGAAGTCGTAGACAACGCCATAACTTTACATGGTCCTGATAACCAATTAGCACCGCAAGGATCACCTTGTGGGGGAGCGCATTGGGTCAAAATTGAAACCACAATCCCTGATGATCTAGCAACCCTTGATTTTACTTGGTCATATCAAACGAATGACGGTTGGGTATATGACCCACCGCAGTACGGTATCAACGGGGTTTACACGCTGATTACACAAGTCAACACTTCATCGGGAACCTTGTCTGTGCCTGTTGAAGAA